TGTTGGTGAACCTTTTGCATAACTGCTGGGAATACCTCTGTAAGCTGAACTTTGTATGGAAGGGTCGTATATTGCAGCATTGCTCATGCCGAAAACAACACCATCTTTATTTGTTGAAGTGAATGGGTTGCCGTCACCGTCTAAATCAAAGCCAAAAAAGCTAGATTTTTTGTTTTTCTCACGTTGCTCTGGTGTTAATAAACCCCCTAAAGCCGCATCACTTTGCGCTTTGTACTTATTCGTCCTAGCTATGTTTTGCTTTGCACGTGAAGGTGTAATCATTGTGTTAGTTAATTGATCTAATGCGCCACCGCTAGTTCCACCACTCCAAACCGTTCCTGTGTCGGGATTAATACCAGCAACTGCACCGCGAAACGCCACTTCAGGATCAATGCCAGTAAATTCATTTTCAGCTTTTTCTCTAGCGGAAACTAAATTTTCATTGTAAGGGCTGTAAAGGGTGTTGCCTGATTTACTTACTGTGTAACCTTTATCTAGCAGAGCTTGTATGCCTGTATTTTTTTGCAAAAAGTTTTGAGATGTTGGAACTCCAGTGCCTTTAATACTATATTGTTGTTTTGCCTTTTGCCCAGCAGTGCTAAATAAGCCACTGACAAAACTAACAGCTTTCTCAACTATGTTCTTATTTTTTGCTGGCTCTTGCTCTGGTCCTTCTCCTGGACTGAAACCAACTGATGGATCTGGATCTACATCTCCAGCTACAGCACCCTGACCATATGCGGCTGCTTTACCGGGGGACATTCCTAATGCCATATTACGCTCCTTGTGCCTGTGTGGGATTAGGCATCGCTGCGGTTACGCTACTCAACGCACCCATGTCGCCCTGACCCATTCTCTTCTTAATATCTTCGACTTTCTGCGCTAAATACGCATTCATGTCCAAACCACCTGGCTGATTACCACCTTGTGGCGGTGGTGTTCCCTGTGGTGGTGTTCCACCTTGACCTGGGGGACCACCTTGTTGCATCATCATTGCTTGTTCTCGTGTCATGCCGAATGCAGATGGATTAATTGGCCTGATGGATTCTAAAATATCATTCGGTGACATTCTTAACAGCCTCCATCTGGATCTCTGCTTGGATCTTCTCACGTTCTAATTGTATCTTAGAGGCATTTTTCTCACGTTCAAGTTGTAAATCAGCCTCCAGCTTCTGTATTTTAGCCTGTAAGTCTTGCTGTGCCTTCATTTGCTCGATTTGCATATCTTGTTGGGCTTCAGCTTGTTTAATTTGAATTGAGGACTGTGCTTTGGCTTGATCTGATTCAATTTGAGATTGCGTACGAGCTTTAAGTGCTTCAGTTTCAAGCTGGGCAAGTTGTTGTGCATATTGTAATGGGTTTCCTTGCTGACTCTGCTGCATTGCTTGCTGCATTGCAGGAATAGGTTTCATTTGCGGTGCTTCTTGAACAACTTGCGCTGCCCTTTGGCTTATTAGCCTGTCAAGTTCTGGGTTAACATCTTCGAATTTAAAGTCTGGGTCTCTAAAGTTCGGCAAAGCAGGCAATGGAACACCAACACTTTGCTCCATTCTCACCCGGTAAAGTAAGGCTATGTGTTCAGCAATATGAGCAATTAATATTGGCTGCATTTGTTGAGCACCGGGATTTCCACCCAGAGATGGGTCTTGCATGAATTGCATGTGAACCGCGATATGCGAGTCGTGGTCTTGCTCAACAAAAGCTCGAATTGGTTTGCCGTACATAACTGACATATTCTCATCAATCGGATCCATTTGGACAGCTTCTTCAGGTTTCTTTAATATCTCATCAATATTAGGTATGCGAATCGCTTCGTACATTCTTTTAAACGCTTCGTACATATCATGGAGTTGGGGAGCTGCCTTCGCCATTTCTAAAATAGCTTGTGCCTGTGCTATTCTCTGGGCAGTGCTGAATATGTTAGGGTCACTTACAGGAATAACATCGATGCGTTCATTAAAGTCCGCTGCAAAGACTTCCTCGCTGCTTCCCGATAGCGCAAATGTAAATGATTCAGGCAAGTTCTCAGCATTTAGATCAGCGAGCAACTTAAACTCCTGTCCTTGCGCGTAATGCAACCTTTTATGGATAGCGGAGAATGATTTAGAACCTTGCTCAATTAGAGCAACTGTCGTACCCACTGGTGAATTAGGGTTGACATCACCAACATTTAAGTCTGCTGTACTGGCAAACCTCTGACCAGACTGAACTATGAATCCTAATAAATTAAACAGTGACTGGCTAGGCTCTTTAAATGGCAGTGGCATAATTGCCTTGTTTACATCGTCAACTGTTGCATCTAAATCAACAAATTCACCGGGATTAACCTGAACTTCACCTCCACTAACACGACCTCTAAGCTTAAAACCACCTTGCATATTAGCAAATGCTGCTGAGTCTAGCAAAGCTCTAAGTGAGCCAGTAGCAGCTTTGCCCAGTCCACCAATTAGATGGTACAAACCGAAACCATAAAAACCAAGGCCGGGTAAGAACTTGTAAGAAACAAACCAATCACGTCTAAGTTTACGCTCATCTTGCTCCCGCCAGTTGCGTCTTATGCTTACGATAGATTGATTGTCATAATCTATAGTTACAACATAAGGTACTGCGACTGCGGTATCGCTTTCTTCAACATCATCAATGTCATCGAATATTTCATAAACGTGCATCTCTAAAAGAGTCATCACCTCGTCTTCAGCTGAGTCTCCATACTGATCTACACCTTCAATCTCACCAACAACATCCCCGGAAGGGTCTATGTTTTCGCCATCAAATTCAGTTGGTAAGTAAAATCCCGATTGAACGTATCTGTTATAATCGTTTTTCGGCATGCGAATGACATGCGTATAGCGAGGGGAAGTTTGCAAGTCTTTGCTTTCAGGAGCAACAACAAAATCTTCTGCTCTAACAAACTGAGAACATTGTCTGTCCATATTGCTGTCCCACCAAACCTTTTTAAATGTCTGGCCAACTAACGGGAGGTGAAATAACATTTGGTCAAGATCAGGAAAGTATTCTGGCATTTCCTGTGTGATTTGGTAATTCATAAAATCACGAACTCTGCGAGCTTGTTCTTCTAGCTCTTCGTCTGGGTCGCCAACAATTACCGTCTTAACAGGACCACCACTGGGATAAAGCTCTGCGATTGCCCGAGCATTAAACTGGGTTGCAGCTTCGGCTATCATGGGATGAACAACGGTTGACAGTCCGCGAGTAGCACGCTCGTCTTCTGATTCGTCTAAACCACCATCTGGCTCTAAAGTCTCTAAGCCATTTTTGTAACGCTCCTCCCATTCAGACCTAGCCTCTCTGTCACTCGTATAATTAGAAACAAGATCAGCGGCTTTCCGGGATAATTCTCTGGGAGGCAAAAGCTCTGCTAAGTTAGCTCCGAATTCATTATCCTCGTCAAATTCGAAATCAAGGGAAGGGTCGCCAATTAAAACTTCATCGTTTTCTATGTTTTCAACTTGTAAATCATCTAAGGGTGTTCCCTCAGAGAAAGGTGCTAGTGGTTCAGTTAGGGAAACAGGTTCTCTAGCCATACATAGTTATCCTTCTTTTTTCAGCAAATTCGTCATCTTCATAATCTTCAGAGTGAGTAACGAACCAACCCTTTCTTAATCTAAGCCAAGCCTGAGTGCAAGTGTCAACTATGTCGTCGTTGTCTCCTGCGGGGAAGGCTGCACATATGTCTATTAAATCTTTAGCCCACTTTTTGCCGAAAGGAAAGTAAATTCTTCCATCTTCTAATAATGCGGAACTTGCGTGTGCTCTGGCTTGCTTGTCTCTGTCTGGGGAATATTCAAGAACCGGGATACCAGCCATACGCAAGTCTTGTAGCAAAGACTGGCCAGATGCTTTCTTCTCTATCAAAACTGCGTCAGGCTCCCAGTCGTAATATGCTTCTTGAGCGAGCTTTCTTAAATCAGGATAGCTGACCCGGTCATACCACATTTCTAAAACCATTGCGTTTATCTGGCCATTCATGCGGAAAACTCCCCATGTTGTGCGAGCCGAATAAGATGATTTTTCTTTCGTGCTAAATGCTGTGTCCCAAGACTGCAACACATATTCTATTTCCGGAAGCTCATCTTTCTCCCATGGCACCCACCAAGAAGCCTTTAGAATCCCACCACCTTTAGGCATTGGCCTTTGTTGAAGTTGTCCTGCGGCTGCATAACTGCCGAGAGATCTTTCCAAGTTTTCAAGTGTTTTATTGTCTATCCTGTCTGGCCAAAGCAACTCCCCTTCTTTCGTTCTAGGGTCTGTGAAATTAAGCCGGGTGTTGGTTGGGGTTGGGTGGCCTACCTCATAACGAGCCGGAATGCAAAGATGATCCCACTCATCATCTAATTGATTGGCGAGAATATGCCCTGTTAAATCATTTTCATGAACTCTTTGCATAATAATTATGAATGCACCAGTCTTCGGATCATTAAGCCGGGTTTGCATAGCCTGATCCCACCACTCAAGAACACCTTCCCTCACAGCTGATGACTCAGACTCTCTAACATTGTGTGGATCATCAATAACAATTATGTCACCACCTTCCCCTGTTAAAGCACCGTCAACCGATGTTGCAATTCGAGCTCCTGTTTTGTTGTTCTCAAACCTTTGCTTTTGGTTCTGGTCAGAGGTTAACTTAAATGTTTCCCCAAAGTGATCTTTATACCAGCGGCTGTCGAGCAATCGTCTACACTTTACTGAATCCCGAATGGAAAGTGAGCCTGCATAAGATGCGTAAAGGAATTTCTTCTCAGGCTGGATAGTCCACGTCCAAGCCGGAAGAGCAACTGCAACTGAAATAGATTTCATGTGACGTGGGGGAATGTTAATGATCAAACGCTTTATGTCACCTTCAACAACTGCTTGTAGGTGTTCACTTATTGCATCTATGTGCCAGTTGTCATAAAAATCTCTACCGGGTTCAATCGCTTGCCAAGAGTTTTTGGTAAACTCCTTCAAACTCCTCTTCATTTTCTCCGCTCGGATCTCTTTCAACGACAGCGTGTTCAAGAACTCGTTCAATTGTGGTGAGGTCATTGTCTGTTAATCTGCTTATATCAAGCACCTTTCGTTCTTCTATTTGCGCAGTTACTTCTACTGCCTTTAAGTCTGGCATACATTTAGACAGCAAAGTTTTAGCCGCCATAATTCTTAGCTCTGGGTCTGCGCCAATTTTACCAATACTTTGCACATTACCTTGCTCGTCTTGTGAGTAAACCGGGAACAATTCTTTGCCTGTCATAACCGAGGCGAGGAATCCCACTGGGTCTGCTTGACCCATTATCCAATTAAGCGTGGCAGGATGGTTCCACTTCTTTGCTCTTTTGTTGCGATGTTGTGCAGGTTTCTGATTTTTTAAAGGCTCGACAGATTTAAACCGACCATCCCACTTTTCTGGCTCTACAGCACGACCATTATTAACTGGCCTTTGTACTTGTATTTTCTTTTCTTTTCCTGAAACCAACTTTCACTCTCCTTAACCTTTGTTTGCAGTGGTCAACTGTGAAGCAACTGTAAACGTATTTGGCGAAAAAAGAAAGCCCACAAATTAATGCGAGCTTTTAGTTAAGGGAGAGAGACTTAGCGATACTCTCCTTTGGGCAAAAAGTAAAGTTTTATGCTACAAGATCAAAGTCGAAGCTAAACTGATCATCACACTTACTTTCAAATTTAGGGTTTTCAACCTCAAAGAAATTGTGAACTAACTTTTTATTCCAATGATGAGAAGCATCCATCGCAACCCACTCAGGCTTCTGGTTGTCGATAGTTGTCCAGTCCCTCGTGTCTACAACAAGCACATGCTTAGTAACCTGAACAATATAAACCTTACCCGGCTCTAAGTTTTCTTTCCAGAACTTTCTAAAGATGCGTCGCTTTTCTAACTTATGCCACTCACCTTTAATACCAAGCCTTTTACAAGCAACCTTTATATTAGAATTACTGACACCTTTACAATGTCGCTTGCCTCTTATCTTTCTGAGGGTTTGATAAGCTGGCTCGTAATCTGTGCCAGCAACTGTAGCAACAGCAAATGGTCCACACCATGTAGTTCGATGAATGCCAGTGTCGCAATAAATGATCTGTCTTTCTTTTGGGTTATGCTTTTCCACAATAATTTCCTTTCTAAGTTTCATTTTGGGGAATGAAAAATCCCCCGGGGACTTTTGGGTGAGCACCTTTAACAATGCTCACCCATTAGTTGGTTATTTTATAAGACCAACCTCTTTATAGTGCTTGGTGTAAATTGGCAATTGTTTCCCATCAGCAACCTGATTTAAAAGATTAGCAATTGTCTCATGGATTTGTGCAGTTTCTAAGTGCAGCTCCATTATTCTACCAGAGTGAACACCATCTTCACGTGCCTGCTGACGAGCATCTTTTTTGCTCATCTTATAATGGCCATGGTAAGTTGGGTTTTCATATTTATATAATTTCATTTTAACTCCTATATTAAAAATGAAGGGGGAGCCGAAACTCCCCCGGGGACTTTAGTCGTATGCTTTAGCTGCCTCAAGCAAACTAGGCACAGGCAAGCCGAGCTTCTTCAGCCGAGCCGCGCACCCTTCAGCTGTGTAAAGAGCGTCAGCCGCTGCGCCATGCCCTAAAGCACTGTAGTGCTTAGAGGCGTGGTATTGATAACTAGAGAGAAGCTCGTCGCCTTCCTCTTTTATCGCGAATGCTTTAGCATCATCTACTAAAGCCTCCGTCATTTTTGTATCGTGGCTCATAAGAGCCTCCTTTCTCAGAAATATTAAAAGAACTATTTCTCTTAATATACTTTATTCTATCTTATAATGACCAAAAAGTAAATAGGTAAAGTTCCTTTTAAAAACAATGACTTAAAAGGGCGTTACCGAAGGTCGGGATCGCAACTCCCCTTTTTAAGGGGAAGAGGAACGCCCATAAACTTTTGTAATTGCAGGGAAAAACAGCGAAGCGTTCCCCCGTTCCCGAACAATCGTTTATTTTTTTAATTATTTTTTTAGTTGAAATTCTGCCTATATATAAACAGCTGAAAATCTAGAACGCCTACCAAAACAACTTTTCCTAGAAAAGACCGGGAACGCGGTTACGCAATTGTTTTTAAATGATAAGACCGGGAACGCAAAAAAATACTTTACTTTTTATTTTTTATAGCAGAGAATAAAATTCTAAGAAAGGAAACGAAAATGTTTTGCATTAATTGCCATTCCTCTAAAGTTATTCGCAGAGGAAGTTGGAAAAGAAAAGGCAAGCCAACTAGATTTTATTACTCTTGTTCTGTCTGCAACAGAAGGTGGAAGTCCGAAGAGGGAACCTTGGCATTCACTAATTGGGCTGCGAGTCATGGTTTTGGTTATTACAAATCACACAGACTTTCCCCTGGCTGGTATCCATGGGATAGTGATATCTGGTCGGAGATGAATGAAGTTGATATTTGAAAGAAAAAACTTTTAATTTTACAAAAATAAGACTAAAGTAAAGTTCTACTGAGAAAGGATTATTATGCCAAAAGTTTATATTGTTAATCGGCCTGTTGAGAATAAGTTTGGTTGGACTCCCGACCTTTCTGATGCTTCTCGTTATGGTACGCTTGAGGTTGTCTTTGAACCTAATGAGAAACCTCAATTTGTTCCAATACCAAGCATACAAAAAGCTCGTCGAATTATGAGAGATTTTGGTCCAGAAGATTACCTTTTGTGGCCAGGAGGGGGAGACCCAATAGCTGTTATGATTGCTTGCATGATTGCATCTGAAAAGTCTCCTGTCGTGCGTGTCCTAAGGTGGGAGCGTAATATGGAAGAAGGCAACCGGGATAGAAGAAAAGGTTGGTATATGCCTGTTGCTTTAGAAATGAGAAAGGTAGAAGCATGACTATAGATCTGCTAGAAGACGTGGCACCTGCGTCGAACACACTAGGTGCAGTGACTGCTTTAGGTCAAAGAATGTTTGATCTCGAAGAAGAGATTAAGCAATTAGAAGAAAAGCTAAAGCAAAAGAAGCAGAACCTAAATACTTTGGCTGAACAGGAATTGCCTGATTTAATGCAAGAACTGAATGTCCGGGATTTTACACTTAATAATGGTTATAATTGTACAATTCAGGAGATTACATCTGGCTCAATCCCTTCGACTAGTGCTATTCAAAAAGCAAAAGGCGAAAAAAGGAGCGAACTAGAGACGCGCCAACAACAATGTTTCGATTGGTTACGAGCGAATAATGCTGGTGATTTAATCAAAAACGGTGTTGAGGTTCAATTTGGTAGAGACGAAGACAAAGCGTGCAACGACTTCACTAAAAGTTTGCGTGATGGCAATCGTCTTTACAAGCGTAGTGTGGGTGTTCATTATGCAACGCTTAACAATCTTATTAAAGAAAGATTAAGCGACAACAAAAAAGTTCCCCATGACTTGTTTAAAATTTACACAGGCCGAAAAGCCAAACTGACAGGAGGAAATAATGTCAAATAATAAAGAAGTATCGGAAGTAAAAGAAAGCAATGTGGTTGCTTTTGACGCAAGTTTGATTTTAGATGATGTAGGCACAGCGAGCGACAACATGACCGCTGATGATATGTTGATACCACGCATCAGAATTTTACAATCGGGTTCACCGCAAGTAAAAAAATCAGACGGTGCATATATCAAAGGTGCTGAAGAAGGTTGCATATTTGATAACGTAACCAATAAAGTTTATGATGGTGAGGTTGGTATAACAGTTGTGCCAGTTACATATCGCAAAACTTACATTGAGTGGTCTCCGGATCGCAAATTTATCAATGATCATGGCTTAACACCTGACAATTTTAATCAATGTGTTAAAGATGATAAAGGTAAGTTGCGAACACCAGATGGCAATGAGATGTCTTTAACTGCTGAGTATTTCGCTTACATTATAGAAGACGGTGCATATTTTCCAGCACTTATTTCTATGAGCTCATCAGGACTTAGGAAGTCGCAGCAATGGAACTCTATGCTGAACAGGTTGCAAATACCGCACCCTGATCCTGCTATGGCTAAAAAAGGAATGACTGTAAACCCAGCATCTTTTTGGACAGCTTATCAGGTGAAGAGCACTCCTGAAACTAACGACCAAGGCAGTTGGTTTAATTGGTCTATTGAGCCAATATTTGACTCCAAGTCAGGAGGTATATTGAATCCTGAAAATGTTCCTAATGGTAAGGATCTTTACATGGAAGCTCGAGCTTTTAAAAATAAAGTAAAATCTGGTGAAATAAAGGTAAAAGCTGACACTGCGAACGATGATGTGATGTAGTTCCTTCACAAAGTCTTATCACATCATCTAGGGGAGAGGGTTAGAGCACCTCTCCCCGCATTTAGAAAGGATAAATAATGGAAGTCCAAAGGTTCATGTCTCTGTTTCAAGGTTATGAGTTAGCCCATGGCCAATACAGAGTTCAAAAAAAAGAAGCCGATGGTAAAATGTCAGGAAGAGCAGTAACAGTTAGTGAGCCAGCAACTGAAAATAATTTTAACGAACATTTAAACGGTGGCGAATATATTCTAGGCATTATTATGCTTAAAATAGACAATAGCTGTAATTTCGGAGTAATTGATATTGACATAAGAGGCGATGTCAAACTTAATGAGTCTCTGGAATCACTTGAAAAGAAAATAAGAAACACTCCTTTGATTTTATGCAGAAGTAAATCAGGTGGTGCACACTTGTATTTGTTTTGCGAACCTGCGATAGCCGCAGTTGACATGGTTACTAAATTAAATGAATTTGCCGCACAACTAGGTTATGGAGGATCAGAGGTTTTCCCCAAACAAATTAGTCGTGCAAATGATAGAGACAGGGGCAACTGGATAAATCTTTGTTATTGGAATGGAGACAATACAGAAAGATTTGCCATTCACAAAGGTAACAAATTAAATTTAAAACAATTTATAGAACTGGCTGAAAAGAAAAGAACTACCCATGAAAAGCTGGACAAATTTACCCCAGAGCTCGTTAAGCATTTCGAAGATGGACCACCTTGCCTCCAACACATAATGACAATGGGTTTCCCAGAAGGTGGCAGAAATATTTCATTGTTTAATGTTGGTGTTTATTTCCGGAAGAAAAACCCTGATGACTGGCAAGAAGACCTTATGAAGTTTAACTATGAGCATTTAGAAGATCCACTGCCCATGGGGGAGGTTAATGGTCTTGTTAAATCAGTTAGTAAAAAAGATTACGCATACACTTGTAAGCAATCTCCAATATGTAATTATTGTGAAAAATCTAAATGTATAAAAAGAGAGTTTGGGGTTGGTGGTTACGGAGGAGCGAACGCAATAGAAGTCGACGCCATAACTAAATACGAAACTGAAAACAGACAATCAGTTCGTTGGTACATAGAAATGCAAGGTGAACGCATTGAAGTAACAACTCAGCAATTATTAGACCAACGTCAGCTTCAAAAAATATGTGTAGAGAAGTTAAATAAATGCCCTTCAACAATGCCGGGACAAATCTGGGAGAAAAGAATAAACGAATTACTTCAAAGTGTCGAGGTAATACAAGACCCAGATGATGCCTCTCCTCAAGGTCAATTTGAAAAAATGTTAGATAGCTTTTTAACAGGTAAGGTTCAAGCACGCCAAAAAGATGAAATAATGAACGCGAAGCCTTGGCACGACAGCGAAGAAGGAAAGGTCTATTTTAGGTCTGAAGATTTATTCATTTACTTAGAGGCTCGCAGGTTTAGGTATCCGTCGCAACACCAAGTCTGGTCATGGTTAAGAACACTGGGTGGCGACAGAAAAAGCTTTAGAATAAAGTCCAAGCCAGTTAAGGTTTGGTCAGTTCCTGAGCCAGATTTTTACGATGATGACGACATATTAGACATACCAAGCAGTGTAACGGAGGACTTTTGATGCTTTACCATGAATGGATATTAATGAAGATGAAAGAAGATAATCTTTCGAATGAAGTTTTGGAGGCGTTACTTGTAATAGAAAAAGAAGTAAATAAAGTAATACAGTCTCACGAGGAAAGTCCCGACATTGCGAGCAGAATAGAGCGCAACTGGAGGAATATAAGAATGCAAATTTCAGAAAGGAAAATAACAAATGAGGAAAGTCCAGATAATTCTGGGACCACCAGGGACAGGTAAAACAACAAGGCTGTTGCGGATAGTTGAAGAAAGTTTAGAAAAAGGCATCCCCCCTGAAAGGATTGCTTACTTAGCATTCACCCGGAAAGCCGCCTCTGAAGCACAAGAGAGAGCTATGGCTCAATTTGGTTTTGATGCTGGGAGGTTTATTTATTTTAGAACTTTGCACTCTCTCGCATTTAAAGTTTTGAGATTACAAAGAGACGAAGTGATGACTGACTCTCATTACAGGAAGTTGGGAAAAGCTTTAGGTGTTGAGTTTAAGGGTATTTATGATGAAGACATTGGCATTCACACTGGTGATGGTTTAGGTGATAAATGCTCTAGAGTTGAGTCTTTGGCGAGAGTTGGTATTCGTTCTATTGAAGACCAATACTATTTAACGAATCAAAATGATTTAACTCTACACGCAGTCAAGCAATACGGCTCTTCTCTTTTAACTTACAAAAAAGAAAACGGCATTTTAGATTTCACAGACATGTTGCAAAGATACCAAGTTCCTTTACCGATTGACATTTGTATAATTGATGAAGCACAAGATCTTAGCTCTCTTCAGTATCGCATGGCAATAATAGCATCTTCCCAAGCAAAAGAAGTTTACATTGCCGGGGATGACGATCAGGCAATTTTTGAATGGGCAGGGGCAGATGTTAAAAAGTTTCTAAGCCTTAAAGGTGAAAAGGTTATTTTGCCGCAATCTTTTAGAATTCCTAAATCAGTGCACTCTTTAGCAAATGATGTTACAAGCAGGATTAAAAATCGATACCCCAAAGCATGGGCACCTCGAGAGGAGAAAGGTGCTGTATTCTACATAGGACATGACGAGAATATAAACTTTAATGAGCATGAAGGAACTTGGCTTTGCATGAGCCGAAGCAAATACCTTTTAAGTAGAATTAAAAAAATTGTAAGGCAACAAGGCCAAGCATATAATATGAATGGTAAAAGTTCTTTAGAGTCCTCTGAAACAAAAGCTATAACATCATGGGAAAGAATTCGGAAAGATATTAAAATTTCAATGCATGAAGCTAAAAACTTAATTAAATTCTTTAATTTTAATGTTAAGCTTAAACCTAAAGATGCTTATGGTATAGGTGACTTGGGAATGCCTGATGATTTTAAAAATAAAGATTGGATGGAGGTTCTAAGAAATTTGCCTCCTGATGAAAGGGAATATTTGAGGTCTTGCTTGCGAAATGGGCAGCAGTTCTCAGACAAACCTAAAATAACAATTTCAACAATACACCAGAGCAAAGGTGGCGAAGCTGATAATGTTGTTTTATTAACAGACATGGGCAAATTAAGTTGGGACAATTTAGGCACCGACGAAGAGAACAGGGTGTGGTATGTTGCTTTAACAAGAGTGAAACAAAACCTTTTTCTGGTCAGCCCTAGAGGATTAAGGTATTTTAGCATATGATAAGTTATTGTTTTAAAAGGAAATCTTTTTACTTTACTCTTTTGATGATATCAGATAGAATAGGGGTACATATGAGAAAGGAAATAAATCATGATTGCTTATGCAATGTATAATAAATCTTTTAATTCGGCCACAGGCCACAAGTCAGAATATAAAGTTGTTAAGTTTAGTTCTCGTAAGGAGGCTTCACAGACTGGCAATGGTTTTGCTATTGTAGAGTCACCTGATGAAATAGCTAAACTTCGTGGCTGGACAATTGATGAGTTCGCTGCACTTTTTTACACACTCAAACCAGCTGACTATAAATTCGATGCAAAAGAATTTTACCCAACAACTAGAAAAGTTGCTGCAGAGAGGCTTTGGTTGTTGTTTGATGCTTGCGACCAAAAAGACCAATACAATGATGATGGTCGTTTGAGCTTTAAAACACCAATCTCTTCTTCTAAGATTCATTTGCCAACTTTAAAGCCGGGCAAAAAATTGGCCAAGCCTAAGTCTATTCGTAATGGAACGAGGTGGAGGTGGATTAAGATTAACACAAAAGTTAATCCACGCAGAGCCAACACTAAGCCTGTCTGTGGATATGCCTCATTTGAGATATTGCTGAGGCATGGTGCTGATATGCCATACGACCTTTACATAAAAGAAGGTGGCCGGGCGCAGGACATTAATTGGGATGTTAAGAAAGGTTGGGCAGAAATTTATGAAACTTAAAATAATATCAGACGACAGACTTTCCTCTGATGGAAAGAATTTGTCTAGGGTTGCTTGGGAGTTGTCACGAACTCCCGACGACACTACACCATTAGACACAATCTTGTCTATAGATGCACCAGTGAACGAGATACCTTCTGTTGTTATGAGTATCGAATGCACTATATTAGAGCGAGAGATATTCGCCTCATTTAGAGACCATGTAATGTGGGCAAGAACTTCCCGGGTTGATGCACCTTCTGAATTTGATGTTCCGGATTACTTTAAATATTCTGAAACGATGGACGACATTGTTTTGCTGAAGAATAGAATTTATGCTGATATGTTTGGAGGTATAATTCAAGATGAGTATCGGCTACACATGCCCATTTGTGCAAAGACATCATTTACCACTAGGTTGTCTTGGAGAGGTTTAATAAAAATTTACAAGCTTTACAAAGAGCTTGCTAAAATAGATGAATATTACATTATTGGTAAAACAGAGCTTGATAATAAATTCCAGTTACACAAGTATGCTGACAACTATAGCTATGTTGACCCGATACCTATGTTGCAAAAAAACGAGATGGTCAGTGGTAAAAGTGGACCAATAGTAACTGTGTTCCAGGAGATGACTATTGGGTTAAGAGCCCAAGTTGTTCGCCATCGTAACTACACCATAAAAGACAACCTTATGGAAATAATAAAAGCAAAAGATTGTTGGACGAGAACTCTTGGTGATAAGATCAAAATATCTATTTCAGCTGAGGTTGATTTTTGGAAAACTGTTGTTAATAAAAGGCAGTGTTGGATTGCTCAGTATGGTATTTGGAAAGACATAATAGTTGTTGCTCAAGAATACATAACTATCGGAGAGCAAGACCTGCCATGTAATAAAGGCTTTTGCCCTTATACACGTGATGCCGAACTAAGGCACACAGACGATGACCCCGGAGCACCTTGCCCCATTCACAGTAACTTAACCTCTACACCTATCGACGAAAAGTACATGCCGATGGTTAAAATAGAAGCAAGTTACAGACCTGCCTTTTGGCAAAAACATATAGAAAAAGCGGAGACAAAATAATGACAATGAAAATTTACTTAGCTGGACCATTTTTTAATGAAAAGCAAATTGAAACAATATCAGCAATAGAGGCTGAATTTGATAGATATGGTTTAGAATATTTTTCACCAAGGAAAAGTGGTGGTGTAATATCTCACTTGTCTTTAGAAGACAGAACTAAAGAGTCCAAAAGGATTTACGATAGCAATGTTTCAGCAATGATAGATGCTAATGTTTTGTTTGCGATTGTTGATGGTCGAGACACAGGCACGGTTTATGAGATGGGATACTTCAAAGCTTTAGCAGACCACTTTAAATACAAAAGCGATTTAAGTGCTGATGAGCATAAAAGATATTCTATAACATACACCAATGAAAATTTTGGACTAAACATAATGCTAAAAGAAAGTGTTGATGCGCATGTTGTTGGAACAAAAGAGTTGCGAAAGTTTGCAGCTTTAGTTTCTAGAAGTTGGGACATGCCTGAAACTGGGAGAGCTGGGTTGAGCGGTATAGACTGGAAAGACCATGTTGGCAGACGCTCGTTAATTTTAAAAGAATTCCAAGACTTTAATCCGGATGTTATTTAATGGACATTATAAAACTTTTTAACATTTCTCAAAGTATGGCTGCAATAAAAAGATATTCTCAGCTGCACCTTTTAAGAGAGGAGTCGGTTTTAGAACACACTGGCTTTGTTTGTCTTTTCACTTACCTTCTTTGCGAGGAGTTAAACTTTGTTAAAGAAGAGAAAATTTTTAACACAGGCCTTGCATTAGAAGGAGCAGTTGTTCATGATATTGATGAAGTTGTGACCGGGGACATCCCCAGACCAACTAAATATTATAGCAAAGCTTCAGCTAAAATATTCAATAAAATAGCCGAGCAAGGAATAAATCAAATTGTTAATGAGTTGTGTTTATCAAATCCAGAAAATGTAAAAAATAGGTGGGCTTTTGCAAAAGAAGGCCGGGAAGGGATTGTTGTTGCTTTAGCTGATCTTTCTTCAGTTGTTTTTAAAATTTGGGAAGAAGTTATATTGCTAGGAAACAAGAAGTTAATACCCCAAGGCTCTCAAGTAATGAATTACATTTACGACTATCGGTCTGCTATTAGCGAGGAGAATTTAAAATTAAATGTTATCGGAACAAGACAAAGGTTAATTATAGTTGATATTTGCGAGCAATTAACTAGCCTATGTCTTGAGATAACAGATTTAAAAAACCCATCTTTGGGAATAATTAAACCTTTAAAAGGAGAATTGTAATGAAAAAATTTAGCCAAATACTTGTAGACGAGATCTTTGAAATGGATAAGGACAAGAGTCTAACCAATAAAGAAATAGCCAAATACTTTAAGCTTGATAAAGCTCAGGTTGATTATATTCTTTACAAAAGATCCCCTTCAGCCAACCCAAGCGTACTGATAAAAAAAGAACTTGCTAAAGTAAGAAAGCTTCAAAATAAAAACGAGCCTAATTTAGATAAGGAAGTTAAGGTTAAAAAGACACTTGTTAAAGTTAAAAAGACACCTGCTAAAGTTGTCGAGAAGAAAAAACCGAAGACAATTTTCGAAAGCCTTATGGACTTTTTTACATAATGTCAGATGAATTGAGAATTAATGGCAATGACATTGAGCTAGGTGGAGAGAAAATAGCAAGGCTTTTCGACCTAAGTAGCATTGCCAGAAGCGAACTCCAGGAGCTTTTTGATAAAGCTAATTATTTTGACATTGAAATAGAGCGTGAAAAAGAAAGGAACGAAAATGACTAAAAGTCCAATTGAATGCATGGAAGAAGCTTTAATAACTTTCAAGGAAAGAAATAAAGAATATGGAGACAATTATTTAAGCCATGGTAAAGTTATGCTGGCTTTATTTCCTAATGGGATTGAGCTTAAAACAATTAAAGACTATAATCGCTTTGGTATAATTAATATGCAAGTTGCAAAGCTTACCCGGTATTGCCAAGGTTGGCCGAAACCTCATATTGACTCTGTCCATGACTTAGGCGTTTACTCATTAATTCTGGAGTCAATTGACCATGATAGTATTTGATCTTGAAACAACTGGGCTGCCTAAAGCCGAAGGTTCAGACCTAGACCTACAGCCTAAGATAATAGAATTCGGTGCAATAAGAATAACCGATGGCACTTTTGAAGAATATGACAGGTTAGAATTTATGTGCAACCCCGGCCATCAACTTGATCCTAGGATAACTAAAATAACAGGAATAACAGATGATGACTTAAAAGATAAAAAGCCATTTATTGCTCACTACAAAGATATTTGTAAATTCTTTTTGGGCGAGACCTCTATGGCTGCACACAATTTACCTTTTGATAGAAAAATATTAAGATTTGAATTAGAGAGAATTGATAAAGTCACGAAGTTCCCATGGCCAATGGATCACATTTGCACCATAGAAATAGGTCAAGGCATATGGGGTAAAATGAGAAAGCTAGGTGATGTTTATGAAGAGGTTATGGGTAAAAAAATAGAAGGTGCCCACAGATCTTTAAATGATGTTGAAGCAACAATAGAAATAATTAAATGGTATAAAAAGATGGGACACATGGAATGACAATAGCAATAGCAGGATTTATAATAGGTAATATTATTGTTGAAATTATAATAAAGTCCATTGGATGATACAGCTAAGAACAAGAACAGAGTATTCTTTCCGGAAAGCTTATGGCAGAATTAATGATGTAATAGACAGCTGCCCTGAAAAGTCTTTAGGAATAGCTGACTCAGGAACTTGGGGTCATGTTGCATTTTCTAAGGCATGCAAAAAGGCAGGTAAAAAGCCGTTATTCGGAGCTGAGATAGCTGTAGTTGAAGATGCAAAAGAACGCTCAAAACAGCCAGCAAATTACATGGCATTTATAGCTAAGAACAATGATGGTCTTTCAGAGATTTACGACCTTGTTACAAAAAGCACAGCAAAAGATAATTTTTACTATTTCCCCCGGATGAGTTATGAAGATCTTTTTGATGTTAGTGAGAATGTAATAATGATAAGTGGGACGCACCCTGAATGGGGATTGCTTCCTTTGTCTAAAAAAGAGAATTTATACATAGAAATTAACCCGATGAGTTCCCCCAAGGCTTTAGAATTCTGTAAGCAAAAAGGGTTTAAACCAGTAGCAACTTCTGACAATTATTACCCAAGAGTTGGTGAGCGAAAAGCTTATGAAGTTTTAGTTGGCATGAACCGCATGGAAAGAACTAAGCCGATGCATTTGCTTACTGATTGGGAAATTTTAGATTGCATTCCATGGATGCCCAAAGAGGCAATTGAAAATACCTATAAAATATCTGATATGTGCGAGGTTGATTTACCAGTTGCGCAAATGATTTCTTTCTCCCCAGACAAAACACTCGAGCAGATGTGTATCGAAGGTGCTAAAGAAAGAAACATAGACTTGTCTGATCCCACTTATAAAGACCGTTTACGACGTGAAATAGACATGATTGCTATGAAAAAATTTGAAGATTATTTTTATGTTATTGCTGACATGATAAGCTATGCGAAAAAACACATGTTAGTTGGTCCAGCTCGAGGCTCTTCCGCAGGTTCATTAGTTTGCTATTTAACAGGAATAACAGATGTTGACCCTTTAAAGTTTGATCTGCTATTCGAAAGATTTATTGATGTTACGCGAGAAGACTTACCCGACATAGACATAGACTTTCAAGATGATCGGAGGGAAATGGTTTTTCAGTATTTAAGAGATAAGTATGGTGCAGAGAAAGTAGCTCATCTAGGAACTGTTAGTAGGTATAAAGCAAAAAGCACAATAACCGAAGTTGCCAAGGAGCTCGCGATACCTTCTTGGGAGGTTAATGATCTAAAAGGTGCGATAATAGAGCGGAGCTCAGGAGATGCTCGTGCAGCGATGTGCATAATGGATACTTTTAATGATTTAGAAATAGGCAAAGCAGTTCTTAAAAAATACCCACAAATGAAAATAGCAGAAAAAATGGAAAATCACGCTCGCCATTCAGGGGTTCATGCCGCAGGAATAATTGTAACAGAGGAGCCAGTTAGTAAATATTGCTCAGTAAGTGCTCAAAGTGGTGCAGCCCAAATAGACAAGAAAGATGCTGAAGACTTAAACTTGTTAAAGATTGATGCTTTGGGGTTAAGAACTTTATCAGTTTTGCAAGATGTTTTAGACCAAGTTGGTTGGGAAAGGAAAGAAATTGTTAATTTTCCTTTAGATGATGATAAAGCTTTTAAAATATTAAACGATGAAAAATATGCAGGTATATTTCAGTTTGAAGGCTATGCTTTGCAATCTTTAACTAGGCAGATGAAAGTTCATAATTTTGAAGATATATCTTCTATAACAGCTTTGGCTCGTCCTGGACCATTAAACTCTGGTGGGGCAACTGAATTTATTAAAAAAAGAACTGGGGCAGAGCCTGTTTACCATTTTCACCCAATGACTGCTGAATCAACAGAAGTTACTTATGGCATTGTTGTTTACCAAGAACAAGTGATGACAATAGCTCGTGAAATAGGAAAATTGACTTGGGAAGAAGTCTCTCAACTCAGGAGAGCTATGAGCAAATCTTTAGGAGAGGAGTTCTTTGATAGATACTGGCAAAGGTTTAAAGTTGGTGCTGAGGAAAACGGAATAGAAGAAAAGAAAGCTCGTGAAATATGGGACAACATCAACACAATGGGTTCTATGGCTTTTAATAGAAGTCACGCAGTTTCTTATGCGATGGTAAGCTATTGGTGCTGCGTTTTAAAAAGCCGCTTTCCTTTAGAGTTCGCTGCTGCTTGTCTTAGGAATGTTAAAGATGACGATCAAGGCGTTAAGCTATTGCGCGAAGTTGCAAGGGAGGGTCTCGTTTACAAACCGTATGATAAATTTAAGTCTAAATTAAATTGGTCAGTTCAGGATGGTGAGCTGATAGGTGGATTAATAGGGATAAAAGGTGTTGGTCCAAAGCTCGCTGAAGACATTATTAATAGAAGAGAAATGAAGCAACCGCTGACCCCTAGACAAGAAAAACTTTTAGACAATGGTGAAACGCCTTATGATGACATATTCGAGTGTGAAAGACGTTTTGGTCATATAAAGAAAGACCCTAGTTCGCATAAAATTGTAACACCAATAACTGACATACAAGACTTAGAAGCTGACAATCCGGGAACTTTTGTTTTCTTTGGTAAGTTAAAAGAGAAGAATTTACGAGATCTTAATGAAGCAGTTAATTTGGCTAAAAGAGGTGGTCGAAGAGCTGAAACTCATAATTTGTGGCTCAATTTAACTTTCGAGGATGATACCGGACCAATAATAGCTGGAATAGACAGATTTAAATATCCTAAATTAGGCAAGCCAATTGTTGAAGATGGAAGAATAGGGGACTGGTATCTTATAAAAGGAACAATTAGACAAGGATATAGAAAGATAAATATAGAGAAGTGGCGAGCACTTGTATAAGTCATTGTTTTTAAAGGAAACTTTGTCTATTTACTTCTCTGGTGATAAAAGATAGAATGCCTTATAAACTGAGAAAGGAAGTAAAATGTTAGAGCAAATAGAAAAAGCCTTTATTGAATTAGATGGAAAAATGCTAGAGCGTCAAACAGCTTGGGCAATGGAGCGTTATGATGCTTTAAGAGCGCACAGTGGTAAATGGAATTACGCTGAGAGGTGTGAAATAGCTGGTGGCAAAGGTTGGTACAATCAAATGTCTGGTAGCAATAAAGCAATGCTTACAGAGTATGTTGCAAAAAATATATCAGCTATAATTGCAAAGCGTAACGCAAGAATAGTAAATGCTTTAGAAAAAAAAGACATAACAACTATTCCAGAGTTTACATTAGTACATCACAGTGATGGTTCTGAAGGTTTCTTCAACGTAGGTGGACACGCAGTTATTATAGAAACAATATTAGCTGGTGGTTATAACATTCAATGCTTGCACCAGCGCACACTTATAAAAGTAACAAAAGGAGAAATAAAATGACCGATAGCAAAAAACACATAATCTATGTTACACACCATGAAAGACAGATGGTTAGGAGTTCGGTCGCTTTAGAGCTTCTTTATGAAGAGATAGCGTTAGACATTTCTTATATATGGGAGAAATAAAATGGTACATTATGCAAAATTTAATTATAAGACAGCTTCATTAGCTTCTGATTTTGGTTTTGATTTAGCTGTTAAGTGGTTTGGTAAAGAAACAATAGACGCACTTCCTAAATTCAAAAGAGGGAAAAAGGTCGGTAAGGCAAAGGGTACTATCCTTTGGAAAAAAGTTTTTAAAGGAGGTTGGGTTAAAACTGGCAAATACGACTTTGAGAATGAAACTGCTGACGGTTATGTTGAGCAGAGGGTCAACCAAATTATAGGTAAGTGTTTATTAGTCGAGGCTTGGGGTGGAGCTCCAGAGGTTTTAAAAACTGAAGGTGATTTCGTATCATATTCAGAAGAAGACCTCGGCTCTTTACTATGGATGTAATATAATGAGCACTGAAAAAATGGTTAAAGATTATGAAACTGGCTCTCCCTACTCTAGGGGGAGTTTAGATAAATATTATGGAAGAGCTAAAAAGCCACATCATTATGCTAATTGGTGGGGTCAGCAAATAGAAATAACTAGAAACTTCATGACCCCTGAGGAAATTAAAGAATACAATTCAGGTTATGATGAACAGGATGATGAAAAACAATGGTAATGAGAATAACAAAAGCACCTTTCGGTAAATATTGCATTGCTACTGTTCCTCTGGGTGGAGGTAATTTTGATAAATTAACTTCGCTTCCCGGATATAAAAAGTGGATTGGCAGAAGTTTAATGTTTGATCCTACTGGAGCTAGTATTGAGAGGATAAATAAATACTGGCCAGATGCTATTTGGGATGACGAGGTTTTATATATATTAGATGATTACATTAATAATTTAAAAGAAGCTGAAGAAGTTCTTAGAATGAAAAAAGAAGATCTTCCTGAAAACGATGATTTTAATTTCGAAACTAAGCCTTTTGAGCACCAACGCAAAGCCTTTTACATGAGCCGGGATAAAAAATCTTTTGCTTTATTGATGGAGCAAGGCACAGGGAAAACTAAAGTAATAATCGACAATGCCGCCTACCTTTATGGCAAAGGTGAAATAACAGCTTTAATTGTTATTGCTCCTAATGGTGTGCACAGAAACTGGATTAATTCAGAAATTCCTATACATATGCCTAAGTGGTGTGTGCATAAGTCTGTATTTTACACAGCCGGAATGAATAAGAAAAGGACAGAAGAATATAATTCAGTTATTGGTGCTTCAGATTGTTTAAAAATATTTAGTTTTAATGTTGAAGCTTTCACAAGCATAAAAGCAATAGAATTTATGCAAAAAGCTTTATTGAGTAATAAAGTTATGCTAGTTGTAGATGAAAGCTCTAGAATAAAACGACCGGGAGCAAAAAGAACTAAAATAATAACTAAATTCGGTAAGCAAGCTGAATACCTTAGAATTATGACTGGCACACCTGTAACTAAAGGACCAGAAGATGTTTACTCTCAGTTTAAATTTCTAGATCACAAAATATTAGGTTACGACAGCTTTTACTCTTTTAGAGCGAGGTATTGCACAATGGGGGGTTTCGAGAATAGGCAGATTATATCTTACCAGAATATAGACGAGCTGACAAGGAACATAGAAGGGCACAGTTTTAGGGTTCTAAAAAAAGATTGCTTAGATCTGCCTGATAAAATTTACCAAAGGCATTATGTCGAGATGTCTGCTAAACAAATTAAAATTTACAAAAACATGAAAGAGTCTTTCGTCGCTGAATTAGAAGGGCAAGTGGTTAATGCACCAGAAGCAATTACAAGGCTATTGCGGCTCCAGCAGATAACCTGTGGCTGGTTTCCGACAGAAAATGGTGTAGAGCCTATCGAAAACAAAAACCTTCGCTTAGAAGCTTTAAAAGAGATACTTGGGGATATCAACTCAAAGGTGATCATTTGGGCTAGGTTTAAAGCTGATTTAAAGGCTATAGAGGCCGCATTAGGTGATTTAGCGGTTAGTTATCACGGAGAGGTGTCAAATGACGACAGAGAGGCTGCTGTGTACAGGTTTCAAAATGATGATAGTATTCGATATTTTATCGGTCAGCCTCAGTCTGGTGGTATAGGACTAACACTAACAGCTGCAGATTATGTTGTTTATTATTCTAACAGTTTTGATTTAGAAATAAGAATGCAATCTGAAGACAGGTGCCACCGAATAGGAACTAAAAATAACGTGACCTATATTGATATAGAAGCACGAAAAACAATCGACAGCAAGATAATCAAAGCTCTTCGGGAAAAAAAGAGTTTAGCTGATATAATAACAAAAGACCCAATGTCTTTGTTTTTACTAGAGGAGAAGAAATGAGTGATGCAATAAAAGCGATAGCGATGGCCTCAATGTCCGGAAATAGAGCCAAAACAGTAAAAGCTCTTGAGCCTATGATAGAGGCTCTTTTCCCAATTGAGCCAATAACTGAAAAAGAGAAGTCAGCTTTATGGACAAAGCTAGACGATAATCTTAAAAAGATTGCGGAGGAATTAAATGAGTGAGAGAAATTTTTGGGTTCTTATTAGGAACTCTTTGCCAATCGAAATGTATAGAGTTGAAAATAAAGTTTCAAAAGGAATGCCAGATATTCATTATGTAAATGAAGCAAAATCAGGCTGGATAGAGTTAAAGTATCTGCCTAAATGGCCAAAGAAACGCATCAGCTCTGGGCTTATGTTAAATCAATCTCTTTGGTTAGAGAATTACAGCAAAAACCAAGGGCAAGCGTGGGTGCTAATAAGAATAGGTAGAGACTTTGTAGCTTTAATCGATGGCTCTAAAGCTGAAAAACTTTACAACAGACCTTGTATTAAAGACTTTTTAAACATGTTGTCTTGGTCTAGGAAAGGAAACTTGTCTAAAGAAGACTGGGAGGAACTGGCCGGGATAATAGCCTCTTAGTCTGATAGTGGATTGTCAAAAGCCTCCTGTAATCTTTCGTTTAATTTATCTTCAAGCTTAGTCATGTCTTCTTCTATTCTATTTTCAACTTCGCGCATTGTATCACGAGCATCTTTTTCTGTCTCTCTATTTAAAGTTTCAACTTCTCTTATTGCGGATGTTACGTCTTTTTGAACTTCGTTCATTTGGTTTAAAACATCTTCCAACACCATGTCTATAGAACCTTGCGTGGTTTTTATACGTTCCGAAGATGTTTCGATTTTTTTCTCTAGCTTATCAATGTATCCCTCTAGCTTGAGCAGGTCATCCCGTAGATTGTTTTTGATGTCTCTCGTGTAGACAATCGCATCTTCTAACTTAGTCAGAACCAGCTCATTCTCAGCTTTAATTGCGTCGATGTCTATTTCTTGAACAATCTCTTTCATGTCCATGTAATCTTTGTAAATTTCGAAACCAGCCCAAGCACCTCCACCCAGCGTACCCAAAAGAGGTATTAACAACATAAGCTTGCCACCCTTAATAGTTGCACCACCTATTTCTACTTCAGCCATGATCCTCTCCTTATTCGAATGCCAACTCTCGTAGCTTATTAATTTCTTGCTTTAACTTCATTACTTCTAATTGTTTCTTTTGTAACTCTAATTCATACAGCCTATTACAATCTATCCTAGACTTAGCCCTTTTGCCTAATGGTATTGTAATTTTGCTGTAAATACCAATATCCCCTGTTTTTCCACTGTTTTCTGCTGTACCGCCTTGAATAATACTTGTAAGGCCAAACTCTATATTGGTGGCAGATCCAATGGCATTCGTGCAATCTAGATCTCCTGATCTAAAAGAGTCTGATTGGTAGTTTGTACCAGAGTTGGGTAGAGATAGGCTCAGTGAGTTTGATGTCGAGTCTGCAAAAGCAGACTTTGCAACCATTAATAATACTATAAACCATATTCTCATTTAATTTACTTTGGAACAAATCCTCGACGCTATTTGGCTGGTTTGCTCCGCTCCCTTGAGTATTTTTGAAATTGTACAAATGTATTGCACTTTGTCTAAGTCATCGTTTCGCACGTACACCTCAAACGGATACCGCTTGGTGTAACGCACCTTTATAAGTTTTGATGTCGAGGCAAATGGAATTTCTTTCCAATCTTTAGTAAACACACCAATCTCAAAATAAGAAATTTCGCTACGCCTGTTAAAAAGAGACATCTTAGTAACAGACACACCTTCAATGTATGACAGCTCAAACTTGGGGTATGCAGGTGTCATCTCGTGCGCTTGAGCCTGAAACCCAAGCAACATAAAGATTAATGCTACTTTGCAATACATTCGGCAACAATCATTGCTGTGTAGTTCCCAGCAGGTAATGCAGTATTATCCGCAGAACCGTAAGAAGCAGTTGACGCCACCTTAAACCAAGTCGAGCCAGCTAGTGTCATGGTATATTTTGTCGTGTTAGAGACAACGACCTTTGCCGCTTCATAAGCCGACATTCCAGCAACTGAGTGCGAACTTACCACTGTGCTGCCTGTCCATGTAACACCATCTGTAAGGCTGGGTGCTGAACTAAAGCTGTTGGGGTGTGTAAACTTAGTATAATAGTAGTCTGCGGCAGCAATATCTACTCTTATAATTGCATCAGCTCCACCGTCAGCACTAGCTGTGGATAATTTCCAAGGCGACGGATTCCCATACTGCCCCGGGGTTGTTGTGTATATTGAGCAATTTGCCTGAACTAGCCCATTGATCGGTGAATTTACTGCCCAAGCACAAGTAGCTGAAAGCAAAAATATTAAAGATGTTAATTTTTTAATCATGTTTTCTCCATTGTTTATTCGCCATATTGTGAGCGAACTATGCTTCTGTGCACACCATCTTGTGCTAAATTTCTTAGTCCTTTTAAATTGTCTTTTATATCACCACCGTTTATTTTTAAAGTGTCTTTATATACACCACCGTCTATAGCAAAATTGTAATATAATTCTAACTTTCCAATTGCTGCAATTTTAGCCATCATAGCCATTTGCTCAAGAGGGTCTGCGATTTTCTCTGCCGCACCTGCAACAGAAAGTATTTCCTCGACGGACAACTCTTCACTATCTTCTTCTTTTTGTGTTTCTAAAGCTTCTTGCTCTTCAGCCTCTGCCTGCTCCTCAAGTTGAATCTGCACCCACTGATTGTAATATGGATCTTGTACATTAGGTGTATTAAGCAAATTATTGTCTAAAAGATATTGGTAGAGCGCATCTTTAAACGCAGGGCAGCTTGGGTCGCTAAGTGGTGTGTGGCATGGATCAAACTTGTAGTGATACAGTATTGTAACGTCAGACAAAGAACCGTCTCCTGTAACCTTTATTTCACCGTCACCAAATAGATTGCCCAACGTAGAAGGAACTGGGTCGTAGGTAACTTTAGTGCCTCCGGGGATTTTATTCCAATTATCGGTATACTCGTATATATACTTGTCACTACCTATTTTTTTATTAGTAATTGATACAGTGGAGTCTTTTGTTGGGTCTTTAGTAAGTGTGTATCGGTGGAATATCCCCTCGACTGTCAGTCCAGTCTGGCTGGGAAGTAAGTTGTTCATTGCCCATGTGTGAGCTCTGGAAGCAGCGTTTTCTGTGTTGCCATATATGTTTTCAGAGGAGCAGTAGTAAGGCCAAGAAAAGACCACCAATGCCAGCAGCACCTTTAGCGGTGTTCTTGTCATCGTCATCCCATTCCTCCTTTTTTCCTGCAACATACCCCGGTACAAGTTGTGGATTGTTTTCCCATTCAGTCTTAGCCGCATCTCCCACAAGACCATTGATTGGACACGGGGTTCCAGAGTCTTTCATAGCAGTCCAGACTCTTTTGTCTTCGCACATCACCGCCACAGCTGCAACTTTAAGACCCATGTCATACATTACCTTGGCATTCTTCAGCCTTTCACAGTTTAAGTCACGCACTGTTTTACCTGCTGAAATACCCAGTATTTGCGTCTGCACAGCTCCTGCTACGCTTATATGGCAAGTGTCTGAGCTAGATGAATTAATGCTCGGAGCCATAGCAGAAGGTGGTGGAGACTTAACTGTGGTTGTGCTGTCTATTGTAGATGCTGAGTTGGAATTTGTATTGCTATTCGTTTCGATGCAATTACTATTTGTCGCACTGTCACATCCTTCTGCGAATGCCATCGGTACAAGCACCGATAAATACAGTAGAGCTAGAAAGCCGCACATTAAAAATAATAAAACTTTTTTCATATTACTCCCTGTTAGCAAACGCTGACCCCGTTAGTATAGCACCAAACGCCAGATGAAACAACCCACCTCCTAAAAGCGTGAAAGGCTCGTGTTGACCTGTTAATTTTTTCATCAATTCCATTTGAACCATAGGCTCTGATGTAGCGTTAATAATATCCATAAACTGACTTATGTCTGGTCGGTTCAGACCCCACCAAACTGGGCAGAAAAGGAAGTCATAGAAACAGATTAATAAATAAAATATGAGTGCAGTCCAACGCCATGTCATGGTGGACTTCTGTTGAGCTGTAAGTTGTTTGCTCATTTAAAGGCAGGGAGGAGTACACATCGCCTTATCTACACCGTAAAAAATAACAGCAATAAATATTACCAGTGCCAAACCTATCCATATCCATTTGTTTTTCATTTCTTACTCCAACTACAAAAAGGCTCACCCAACTTCAAAGGGCAATCCGCTATAAAGCCCGTACATCCTGACAAGAATAGAGACAATATTAAAAGATATTTAGGTAAGCCTAGCTGCATCTAAAATTTTCCTTCTTGCATTTGGTTTTATGTTTTCAGTTATACTGCTTAAAGCCCCTATGTTGAAACCTTTATCCATTTCTCCAGGCTCTTCTGCTTCAATGCTTGCATTCCAATCTTCAGGTGTCATTTCTCCACTTTGAACTACTGGAGGGTATGTACTAAGATTAACATCCCCTGTCTTTAAATCGTCTTCACTAAGAGTACCTGCATTACCTTGCATAAAGTCCGCTGAGAAAGGAATGTATCTGTCTTTAATAGCACCAGCCGCGACAACACTACTTGAACCAAGGCCACCAGACACAAGTCGACCAGCACTAATCCAGCGTTTTACAATTTTGTCCATATCTGCTTTGGATGATAAAGCTGACTCTAAAGCTGCTGGGTTTGTTGACATTATAACCTGAGCAACTTGTTTTAGCTGATCATCATCCATGTCTTTAGAAAACGAACCAAGAACTTTTCTAGCTACACTTATACCAGCTAACATATCACCATTTGCAAGTCTAAGTAAGTCTCCAGCACCAATTCCTAAGCCAACCCTCTCTAAACCAGCAGTTGTTATAGCTGTTTGAGAACCACTTAAAATTTTATTCATAACATTATTAGAAGTTGCAGAAAGTTGAATTTTTTTGAAAAGTTCTTCAGCACTATCTTCTGGAAAAATTTTAGACAATATTAGAGATTCTCTTTTGTCCATATCTGCAAGTTTGTTTGTAAAATTTGTAACATTGGATCTTGAAAATTTATCTCTCATTCTGTTTCCAAAACCTAGTCTAAGAGAGGCAAGTATTTCTAAATCTTTAGGGTTGCTCATATCTAAATCTTTAACAAAATTATCAAACATAACTTCAAATTCATCAGCTGATTTTTTGAAAGCCTCATCACCCATTTTAAATGCCTCTTCCATTGTTCTTAGGTGTCTCCACTTGTCCCTAACAACACCTAGTTCGGGTGCTAATTCATCTAAATAAGCTCTTAATTGTTGTTCCAATTCTTTTACTGGCTTTACATTTACACTTTCATCAG